TTAATACTCCTGAAGAATCAGTTAACCCTTCTGAAATAACAACTCCTTCTGTCAAGTCTCCTCCCGTATCAGCAGTCAATCTTATTCTAGCGTTTTCTACAGCTGTACTGTCGTCAAAGTCTTTTACCGTAATCTTTACAGGAACATCTTCTTCTATTACGATAGATCCACCCGCAAAAGAACTAGTTTTATTTGCGTTTATACTTGCTCCATTAGAATTTACCCAAGTAAGAACCTCACCAGATGCACCCATCCATTGTATGTCTAAAGATCCTGCGTTATCAAAGTTAATATTATCAGCAACTAATTCTAAGCTACCTCCTCCTGCTAATCTTTCTATTCTAATAGCTAAAGGAGTATTACTTCTTGTAGTATCGCTGATGGCATCCAGGGCTGTCTGCATGGCAGATTCAGCTCCGCTAGCTATCACTAACTCTGCTATAGCACCTCTTTCAAAAATACCATATATTTCAGTGTCTGACAACCCGCCTGCAGTCGCATTAGGTGAATTATCACTCCATGTGCCCCAATGTGAACTCCAACATTCTTCTTGACCTGAAAAATTAATATCTACAGTTCCCATCTCTAAGTTGTTATCAGATTTTCCCCAGACAATATCCCCAGAGTGACTATCAAAAATACCTAAAGTCATAGGATTACCATCAGTAATATCTTGTTTGATTCCATCAATATACAGCCTTGATTCTTTTATTGTGTCTAGGTGAGAGTATCTGCCTAATATACAGTATGTTCTGCCTGGAACTAACCTGAAGTTTGAGTATGCTTGAACATTATCCCTAGTACCTGCGACATCAGCTAACTGCCACATTAACACATTTCCCACACCTACTAGAAATGCTAGATTCTGAACTCCACCACCTTCTTTCCATATTACACTTAGAGACTTTTGCGTACCTTGTAACTGAACCCAAGCCATAAGAGTTCTCTCTTTAGAGCTTATTGTGGTGTTCATGTTTGCACTGTCTAAAATCTCTCTCTTATCAAGCACTCCGTTCAATCTCCAAGAATGCGTAGTATCCTCTGCTAGTTGATCGGTTAAAAATATATGCGTACCTACTACGCTACTAGTCATTGGTCTGTCTATTGAGCTCGCTCCAGTATCATCGTACGTATTGTTTAGCTTCCAAAAATGGTCTGGATTTAGTGTTGATAAAAAACCAGTATAAGGCAGTAGTCCAACATTCACCGCAATGGCAGTTGACACATCACCACTATTATTTGTAATCACTAGGTACACAGCAGTGTCATTCGACAATGAACCTTGAACTGTGTCAATTGTAAGGCTAACATCAGAAGCCCAAGAGCTTATTGTCTGAACAGTTTTTACTGTACCTGAAATGTCACTCCAAAATTCAACCTTACCTATACCTTGGGTGGATTCAAAACCATCACCCGTTATAGTTAAGCCTGTATCACCCCAGTTAAAATTATCAAGAGCAGTTCCTCCCGTAACGTTTATGGACAGAGCCTCTACTAGTCCAACTGTGTAAGTATGGTATTCAGGAGTGTTATTTAATACGGTATGCTGCCAATCTGGCGGAGTGTAATTACCTAAAGTATCAACTTCTAAGTCGGCAGAGAAAACATTTCTATGATCATCATTGGCTCCGTTCCATACTTGACTTCTTAAGGTAAATCCAGTTGGAGCAGCAACAGCTGAAATATCATCGTGAGTTGCACCATGAAAGCATACAACCATTGTGTTTATGTAATCTATATTTATTGAAGGGTTAGGTGGATTGGCATCATCTTGTGCGTTAGCGTACTCTATACCTGATACACCAAAAGGCCCTGCCTGATCTACACCTCTATATACCTCCATTATGCCCGACATAGGCTCTGCTGTTATACCGCTAGCCCAGGTGAAAGTTGGATTAGTCTCTGATGCGGAAGTAGCAAATTTCCAATAAATAGCAGTCTCCATATCCCTACCACCACTAGTACGGTTATAAACCTCTCTGGTCCATCCATTACCGCCACCACCATCATCATCCCATGTACGTTGAGAAGTGTTTTCTGATTGTTTAACAAAACAAATAAGCAAGTCATCAGTCGTATGTGTAGGGACTGTGAATGTAAGTGATAATGCAGACAAAGAGTCTTGCGTGTTACTTGATATATGAGTTACTGCCATTATTCGTCTTTAATCATTAATATTGTTGAAGTTAATCCATTTATGGTTACCACTCCTGATATGGGGGCGGTTTTATAGTAAGGAGATGAAGTCCCTTTTCTTACCCTAGAAGAACTAAATAAAGTGTCATCAGCTATATAATTAAATGTTCCTGATAAAACACCACTAACATTAGTTAGATCATTCAATACGATATTTTCGTTACTATCTATAACGTAAACCCTCGCACCTTCTATAGCTACTCCAGTTGATGCATCTTTACAGGTTATTTGAATAGCAACCTGTGTTGCAAAAATAATAGTTCCTCCATTTGGAGTACTCCCTATAGAAGCATTAGAACCGTTAGTATTAATTATTGTTAAAGTCCCTGTGCCCATATACTGAATATGTATAGAAGATAATGGGTCAAAAGTTCTATTATCTAATGTTATGGTTAAATCACCGTCACCAGTGACTGTACTAATTCTTATGTCATTAGGTACATTTGTGCCGACTGTGTCGTCTTCATCTAAAGTTATCTCTGCTTGCATAACGGCTTCTGTACCTGCTGTTATAGTATTGAACGGAAGAGCACCCTTTTCAAAAAGCTCTTCTCTAATTTCTGTATCAGTTAAAACTGCGTTAGCACCATCAAACATAGCCCACTGAGAATACTGACCATTGATAGGTGCAGTAATCGTCAATGATTGTTCTCCAATACCTTCTCCTGCGGGTGGGGCTCCAAACGAGCCAACGCCTCTTGAATTAATATCAGCAGTTCCGGGTTGTCTGTTAGACGGTGCGGCTAATGTTTGCTCTACACCATCCACAAAGAACTTAGCTTCATTAGCAAAGCCACTTCCTTCGAATATACCACATAAATGATAAACTCTATTAGGAACTAAGACAGGCCCAAAAACTTGTATATTAAAGTTAGTTGGTTCTGTAACTTCAAACATTGAGTTATTACCATAAGCACATACGAACTGAAAGTTAGTCGTTGACGTCCCTTCTCCATATATAATTCTAGGAGGAGTCTGTATGGCTGTTGTCATAAACCAACCACAGACAGCTTTTCTAGTCTGAGCCACACTATTGATTGTAGCTATTGCTGGCAATCTCACTGTATCGGCTGTAGAATTTGTAACATAAGAGTTCGTAGTGTCTTCGCATATCTGCGATCCAGTAAATACACCACCAGTGTTGGTTCCATTATTTGTTCCAACTGAGTCGTTTGCATCTGCACTTAATATATATCGATGAGAATTACCTAGTACATCTATATCATCTCCGTATGCCATTTATTTTTTCTTGTTAGTTATACCACCCCAACCGAATGGGATGGTATTATTTTTATGATTTTTTCAAAGATACAAAAAAATATCTTAAGATACAATGGGTATCCTAGAAATCATCAATCCTACCTACGGTAGAAGAACCACCTCCCGATCCTACTGTTGCAGTAGTTTCAAAAGTTTTTATTTCAACACCAGAGTTTGCATTCCTTACTCTAGTAAACAATGTTCTAGAAGTACTAAATACATAAGTAGCTGTTTCAGAAGATCCAGTAGCTAGTCTATCAATGTAAGTTACAAAAGCATTTGCTGATGATACAACAGGGTCTGCTGAGAAATTAATGGAAGCAACAGTAAATGTTGATCCAGTAAAAGATGTATAAGTAACTCTTCTGTATTTACCTGAAGTTAATTCTACTCTAAAAGTTCCAGATGGTGGGATGTCTGTAGGAATTGAAGATGCCATTACCATAGATGTAACTGAGGCTCCAGAGTATCCTGTACTAACTGACATTTGATCGAAATCAAAGTTACCAGAATCGTTGTTTGCGGAAACTACATAATCTCCAGAAACCGTATTACTTACAGTATAAGTAACGTTGTTTGGAGGTGTTCTGTTTGTATTAGTTAGATCCACAAGTAGATCACTGTTTGTTAAATCATCAGCTCCAATACCAAGTCCAAATGCACCTGGATTAATTGCAGATCCTGTAGATGTACCAACAAAGGCTGCTGATATAAGTCTAGGAGTTACAGTTACGTCTACATCTGCTGTTCCGCCACCATTACCTGTGATTGTTTGACCATCAGTTGGTACAACACCACTTAACAATTGAATCCAAATCTTAGTACCTGAAGTAACGCTATCTATAGCTAGAAGCTGTCCTGTTCCTCCTGTCCAAGACAAAGACTCTGGCTGAACAAATGTTCCTGCTGGATTATCAATGTCAATCTCATGAGTAATACCTCTAAAGATGTCTCCTGCTACTCCGTATATAGTTTCAGAAGATCCTTCTCTTTGAATCCATTTAGATCTTTCGTAAAAATCATTTTTACTTCTAGATCCTAGCTCCCAATCAGAGTAGTAAAATTCATTTGAACCGTTACCATCAGCATCAATTCCTTTGTAACCTTCTAGGTCATTTACAATATCAGTAAATCCTGCAATAGTACCTTCTGCCGTTTGGTTGTTACCATCCGTGTTGGCAGTAAGTGCAAATACGTTGTTACCTCTGTTTGTTCCACCTCCAATAAAGAATTCAGTATATGTTGTTCCTAACACACGCTGAGTACCTAGTAGTCTACGTCCGTCAATATCCGCACTACCTGTTCTTACTTTTACTAAGAATCTGTGAGTAGTAGAAGATAGAGTATCAGAAACTGCTGCTTTCATTTTTGTTTGATTCCAAAAATCATTAGCTATTCTTGCTCCATTTTGGATAACCTGAATACTGTCAGAGTTCCCAAACGTTTGAACACCATCATAAATAGTAGCACCTGCGTCTTGTGTTAAAGATCCGTCATAGACATACTCAACTGAAGCATCATCTAAGTTGCAACCGTTAAGTAGTGTAATGTTCGTATCCGCACCCCCTCTATCTGAAGGAGTCTTGTCAATGATGGATAATTCATCATCTCCTGAGTCAACCTCGTTGTCAGCAAAATCTTGTAATGCCCTGTGAAGTTCAATCGTTGTTACGTAAGACGGAGAGGAACCTGCGTGAGCATCTCCAATGTATCTTACATCTAGAGCAGAACCATTACGGGTTATGCTCCAATCTGTTGCAGTAAATGCCATAGTTTAATTGTTTTAAAAGTTATTATATATATATTAAATTTAACCTATTTGTCCAGTCAGTTTCCAGATCGGTCAAACCTGTAGCTGTTTCTGTTACTCCGTCTATTTCTCTTGTTATAGTTATTACTGTATCAAGTAAATATCCATCGTATATTTCTCCATCACTACTCTCGTATGATGATCTATAATTTGTTACTGTATGAGCGGCTCCTCCGCCTCCTGTAATCGTTACAGTCATTTCATCTGCCACTGGTTCTGTTACTGTTACTCCAGTTCCTACAAAATTAAACTTAGTTACTGCTGTTGATAATGAAGTACCTTCGTCTTCAACTGTTAAAGCAGAACCACCTCCAGCTGCGGACACTGTTATTTCAGCTACTCCACTTCCTGAATCTGTTGCGGTAATTCCTGCTCCTACAAAATTTAGTTTTGAAATAGATGCATTCACTAATAAGCCTTCATCTTGTACTTCAAAAATAATATTTTGATCACCAGTATTCGTACCAGTAGTGTTTCCAAGTAAAATTATCTCAGAAGCATTAATCAATCTTTCCCCTGTTACTTTATCTACTTTTGTAGCAGATTCAGTTATTGCTGCATTACTTAGAGGTTTGCTAAGATCGGAGGTATTATCGACATTTCCTAATCCTACTTGAGTTTTTGTTACACTATGAGGATTATTTGTAACTGTTAAGTGAGCTATTAAATTGGTGCCATTTGTTGAGATCCAAGTAACGGCACTGTCGTAAGCTGTTTTTAACGCATTAGTTAAATCATTCTCAGTTAATGTATATCCACCAACTTTATCTACTTTTAGATCTAATTGATCTACATTTGTTTGAAACTGTTTAGCTATACTATTCCTGTCACTAATCCAATTAGTTCCATTCCATATATACCATCCCGCAGGATAATAAGCTCCACCCATAGTTCCTGGTAGCCATTGACTTCCCTCAGGTTCACTCACATAGACTAAAGCACCAAGCACTTCTCCATCTTCTAACAGAGAATACTTCTCAGCTCTTTGGTGTAGTGTTAAAACATTCTCCCCATCACTATTAATTAAAATATTTCTAGGGATTCTATCTGGCCCAACAAGATATACAGCGTTACTATCAGTACAAAAATAAATTGAACCGGCATCCATTCTAGACGGTAAGTCTACAAGTTTTCCGTAAAATTGATTTTGCGTTTGCTTCATTTTATTATAACGTACTTAATTACTTAGAGCTAGTTGGCTTATTTGCCTGCTTGCCTTTTATTGCTATCTCTTTATCCTTTCTCATCATGTTGTCTCCATGTTTAATCATATCGTTAGATAAGGCTTGTTTCTTTATTCCAAGCTCAGCTTCAAACTTAGTAAAATCATCGCTATCGTTATCAACGCCTCTATCGTCATTATCCTTTTGGATTCTAGCCGTCTCTGCATTAAGTTCCGCAATATATCTTTTAGTTTCATCTTCTCTATTAAATTTCTCTAAGTCAAGATTTTGGGCCTGTTGAACTTGCAAAGCATCTTGCTGCATCTGAGCTTGCATTTGCTTATTCTGGTCCTCAGCTTGTTTAGATTGAGACTGCTTCATTTGCTGCTCATCCTTTTCAATCATTCTCTGTATCTCTCTTACCGATGGAGAGTTGTATATCTTGATAGCAGTAGAGAAAGATATCATTTGGTTTTGTAATCCCATTTGAACCATTCCTTCTAACTTCTGCTCCATTCTATTGATTTCGTCATCATTAGAAACCATTAATCCATACTCTTCTTCAGCAAACTCATCTCCTTCAATCTCTGCTAATTGTCTAGTCATATCATCTCCTATGTAGGAGAATTTGATTGACTTTCCTTTTAAAGCAATCTTAGCTGTTTCGATAAGTATCTGGAAACATCTTTTCTTACAGTAATCGTGTAAGGTAAATAATTCCTCAGTAATATGATTGGACTGGCTAACAGCTCTTTCAACTCCGCCGACTGTCTCCCTATTCTCGACTTGTCCTAAACGTTGTCTTGAAACACCTGTTATTTCGTCCATTTGTGCTTTAGCAAACTCCATCATATCGATATGAGTTTGTATAAAATCTCCTACTCTTTGTTCAAGAACTTTACCAGTGGTGTTACCTACAGATCCTGCAAGCTTACCTTTAGCCATTCCCTTCTGTCCTTCCTTGAAACTATCCACTACAGATATTCCAGACTTACGTGCGAAGTACAACCATTTGGTAACTGACCATCCTGTTGGTACTTTTGCTAAATCTAATTCAACTATTGACCCTAAGTATTTACTCAAAGCTTCATTTACTCTGTACCAAGAAATATCATAAAGATATTGGAATGGTTTAGCTCTATCTACTAGAGTTACAGATTCTTCGTCACCTGAGTTATATATTTGACCTACAATTCCACACGAGTTGAAACTAGGTTCATCCATTTTATTGTACTGTATTTCTTTAGGCTTGATTTGAAGATAAGTATCTTCACCAATCTTAACACCTTTCCACCATTGAGGTATCCATAATGTCTTTGCAGTTTCCCCTACATTCTTGTCAAGAACATAATCCTCAGACCTGAATTTAGTTTGTTGCTCACCTAATTGATCAAAGTAAGTAACCTTAATCACTTTCTTCATACTTCTCCAAAACATTCTCAATACTCGAACATTCCCGTGTCCATCAGTATAAGTTCCTTTAGAAGCAGAATCCTTTGCACCAAAAACTCCTGTTGAATCAATGTATGCATCCATGCCTTCTCTCTCAAGAAGCTGTAATCCAGCGACATCATCTATTGCTTCGCTTACACCATTGTTATCACTTGTTCCAGTAGCCCAAGAACCTTCATCTAATCTCTTTACCTCAACATCACTTAAGTCATTGTAGTAATGATCCTGAATCTTTCCAGGTGCCCAGAAGTCATCTAATATAATAACATCTGAATCTTCTATCTTGTTAGAGTAACCTCCACGTAATGTGTGTACCTTAAGTGGATTTAATTTCTCGAAAGTAACATTTCCATTTACGATATCAAACATGTAAACTTCTTCACCCATAATAAGAGCATCCTTAAATCCTTGTTGGAAGATTATCTTCATATCTAACTTAGCGATATAATTCTTCATCAAAAGATTAGCTCTCTTCTCACGCATGTCTTGGTAATCCATATTAATGTAATCACCATATTTCATTAACTCTTGCTCAAGCTCCTCATCAGAAACATCTGATTGAAGCATCTCCATAAGTTTTTGATCAACTAATTTTTTCTTATCTGTTTTGATTTTAGATAAAGTATCAGGATTAATGATCTGAACACTCCAGTCAAATTTTCTCCTCTTCTCTTCACCTACCAATACATTTACTCTAGGAGTAATGATTGGATAATGCTGTATAGCATCAGGTACAAAAAATTGTTCCAACCCTCCTGGGTTTAGAATTAATTTCATATCACTAACGTCAACCTTACCGTTATATAGGTTTAGGTTGATTTTCTTGTGTTTAAGTTTTCTTCGAACTGCACTGTTAGTTAGGTAGCTATTATCGTCCGCCCAATCTAAATGTTCCTTACGCCATTTTTTACCTTTTTGTTTGTAAGATATTTTTTGACTTGGAAAGTTTTTTGTTTCTGACATGTCTTGATATATGTTGTAAATTTAGTAAATATTATTGTTTTTTAACTACATCTATTATAGCTAAAATCCAAAATCTTCTATCCTGTTGCCTCCACCCATCTTGGCTACTGCATTTTGCCAGTTGCTATCAAGGAATGGATCATCGTGAAAAAAAGTCTCTGTATTAATATTTCTTTCTTCTTCAAATTTTGTTGTCATCTTCGCTCTATCTTCTCGTAGAATCATCACCATATCCATTGCGGACACCCTATCCGTATTTATATCTGGATTCCATGCAATACATTCCTTTATGTATCCGATGCTCCTAATCCTTCTTAAATTAGGTATAGTCATACTGATTGTTTCTCCAG